ATTAGATTATATGGAGATCGTTGGAGACAACAGTTTGCAAAGTATTATTGGTGTGTTTATGATGGGGCCGATGCCAAAATTAAATTAAATAATTGAATAAAAAAAGGGGTTTACACTACCGACACTATAGTATAGAATGTTTATATCAGATAGAGAAAAGAGAGAGTAAACATGAAAAGAGATCGTAGAACAAATACTTATACCGGCTACACTCAAGAAGCAGTAGTTGCTAAGTTTCAAGATGCATACTCAGTCGGACATGTAGTTCGCTGGTTTTCAAATGCTCAAGTTCCTAACCCAGACATGATTGCAGACTGGTATGAAAATGATCTTATCTCTCAAGAAGAACAAGTTTATTCTCTGACTATCCGAGATGAAGAGTTGTCTGCTTTTCTTAATGAATACATGGAAGCACAAGCTAATCGTAGCCCTGAACAAATCGCAGAAGAGCAAATGATGGCTAGAGATGCTTTTGGACCAGATGTAGCAGTTGTAAATGTAGTAACAGGAGAAACATTCTAATGGCTAAAAAAATTAAAAAGACTTTCGCCCGTCAACGTAAAACTGGTATCGGAGCTGCTCCTACAGACAGCTTTCATAAGTTCAATGATTATATTCGTATGGAAGTAGATAAGAAAGAAATCGCTCAAGTCGTAAAAGCCTGGATTAAAGAAACCCAGACTAAAGCCGATCAGAAAACTATCTTTAGTGGCCCAGCTTGGATGTTTGAGAATGCACCACATATTGTTACTAATATTGTATGGGCTAAACTCGGCTTTGATTATCCTTCTAATTGGAATTCAGAGAAAGCATATGCTCGGTATATTAGTGAAGCAAAGCGTTGGGGTCTTATTAAGATAGAAGAACGTGGTGCACAAGATGATGTACCAGTTGCCAGTAGAACCCCTTCGGAAATCGCAGCAGAGAAATGTTCTGATTTCATTGCGGGCATTGAGGCTGAAGTAGATAACTGGAAAAACAGTGAAGCGTGTATCTATAGTAATCTGCAGAGTGCGGGTTCCCCAGTATCTACAGCACACAAGATAGTGGCTTACTATAAGCCCCAGTGTGCAGAAATAGAAGAACTGATCAACGATAAGCCCGAGGATCTAGTAGAAGCATATGCTCATATGAGTAGACCCGAGCAGAAGAAGTATGGTAAATTTCTCCAGTCAATTATAGACGCAGCCGATCGGTATCTGTCTAGTAAGAAAGCCACTCGGAAACCGCGGACCCCTGTAGTTAAGAGTGCTTTAAAGCAGACTGGCAAAGTACAGTATGAAGTTGAGAATAAGGAATTTCAGCTTACTTCTATTAACCCTATGCTGATCCCTGGTTCTTCCCGACTGCTTGTTTTCAATACTAAATATAAATTCGTTGCAGAGTATGTCTCTCACAGACCAAATGGTTTTGAGATTAAGGGTACTACTTTGCAGGGTTATGATGTAGAGCAATCTAGGGCTACAGCTCTCAGAAAGCCAACTGAATTCCTCAAGTCTTGTCTCAAGAAAACTGTAAAGCAGATAGACAAAGACTGGAGTGATCTAACTACAAAGAGCAGTGTGCCTAACGGTAGACTAAATAAAAACACAATCTTATTAAGAGTTATGGATAAATAATGGTAGAAAAAGATTTTCTGTCAAAGGCCAAATTCTCTAAAATGGTAGAGAAGGAAGCCTTTGCAAAAAATATGAGTTACATGGATTCGATATTGTACAACTGTGAAAAGAATAATATTGAACCTGAGGACTCAAAGAAATTTCTCTCGAGTGTCATTCAAGAGAAACTTGAAGCAGAGGCGATGAATTTAAATTATATTCCTCGACAAAATACTTTGCCCTTTGACTGATTTACTCTTTACAAATCGGTCAAATTATATTATAATATACTACAGCTTATACAAAAACATATTACAGCAAATAAGGAAACATATAAATGTCTTTTGCAAAACTAAAAACTAACCGAGATCAAATCTCTAAACTTATTCAGGCAGCAGAATCTGCTGGTGGTTCTGGAGAGAAGAAATCATATGGCGATGATCGTCTATGGAAACCGACAGTAGATAAAGCAGGTAACGGGTATGCCGTTCTACGCTTTCTTCCAGCTACAGAAGGTTCTGAACTTCCATGGGTACGGTACTGGGACCACGGATTTAAAGGACCAACTGGTCAGTGGTACATCGAGAAATCATTAACATCCATCGGCGGACAAGACCCTGTTGGTGAACTTAACTCTAAACTATGGAACTCTGGTAACGATAAAGACAAAGAGACTGCCCGTAACCAGAAGCGTCGACTACACTATGTAGTAAATGCTTATATCGTATCTGATCCGAGTAACCCTTCTCACGAAGGTAAAGTAATGCTTTATCAGTTCGGTAAGAAAATCTTTGACAAGATTATGGATCAAATGCAACCACAGTTTGCAGATGAAGAAGCCGTAAACCCATTTGATATGTGGGAAGGTTCGGACTTTAAACTCAAGATCCGCCAAGTAGAAGGTTATCGTAACTATGATAAGTCAGAATTTGCGAGCCAGAAGCCTTTGTCAGAATCAGATGAAACCCTAGAGAAAATATATGATAAGATGTATGACTTGACAGAGTTTACTGATGCCAAGAACTATAAGACGTATGAGGAACTACAGACTAAATTGAATAGTGTTCTTCTGCTCAATACACCAAGTACATCAACAGCTGCTTATGTAGCACTAGATGAACCAGCCGAACCAGCTTTGGCTATGGCAGCTCCAGTAACTGCAGAACAAATCTCAGAGACTGAAGACCCCGATGACACTATGAGTTATTTTGCGAAGCTAGCCGCTGACGAATAAACTTATATAAAGAATGAGGGGCATTAATTAGCCCCTCATTTTATCCACCAAGACCTCTAGCCATATCGCCAGGCCACTGTGTAATACCATTTTTAAATACTCCACCTTGACCAGGGTAACCTTGATAGCCTCTAAATGCAGTAGACATACGTGAATTATTTAACACACTATTGTCTACCTGACTTGAAGAGTTGTCGGTATTAACTATGTTTATTACAGGCGCCTGGCCGTTCATATTACCACCCATTAAATCTTCAGAAAGAGCGGCGGTCCGCCTAGCAATCATCATATCATTATCAGCTTTTCTCATTGCAGACATACCACGCATGCCGTTTAGTGCAGGATTTAATTTTCTTGATATTGAACCATCCTGCATTGCTTTAATACCATCAATGATCATGCTCTTATCTTTATTCAATTCAAACTTTCGGTTTGATTCAAGCATATGCTCTTCCAAAGAATCGCCTATTCCCTTAGGTTCACTATTATCTCCAACGCCTGCCTTTGCAGGATTAAAGAATGATATGTTATTCTTTACCCAGTCTGGTAATATTCCAGCAAGTTTACTTTGTATGGTTGAAGATAACCCTTCCCAAGATGGAATGAAATCCATAAACCATCCATAGAAATCACTAACCCAATCAGTTAGCATTGTTCCTATAGAGAACTCTTTACCGTCTGGTGTAGTAGGAGTTAAACCAGCCCATGTAAATATTCCTTTAATCGCTCTTATAGCCATGTTTATCGGCATTAAGAATATATCAATGATACCAGCTGCTTTACCTGCACCATCCGAACCAGTAAACGTAGCAATCTTTTCATTGAACCATGTAGTAATAGCCTTTTTAGGATCTTTAAAGAATGTTACAATTTTATCAACGGCACTTCCTACGAATAAGAATAAGCCTTTTGTGATACCAGCTATACTTTTGGCAAAGCTAAAGTTTCCTAATTTAGCAGCTACAGCATTAGCCCAGTTTCCACTTCCCTCTATATACTTACCGTCTTTATCATATTTTGCTCCTTCGGCACCAAATGCATTTTTAATAATCCAAGAAACACCTGCTTTAAGAAAGTCAAATGGTGCTCCAAAGAATGAGCCTAGAAAAGCACCAACGCCGTCACCTAGTTTACCCAGCTGAGTTTCTTCTTCACTACCCGACCATGCTTTCCAACCGTCAAAGATAGAGATTAAGAATCCGATTGGTTTAAGTATTGCACCAAACTTACCTAAAATCTTTAGTGCTCCACCTGCACCTGCACCACCTAGTGTTTTAAACCATGAGAATACATAGCCAAATGTTCCTTTAGTTAAGTCTGCAGCAGCGTCTGTAACTCTTATTAGAGGACTTAACAATGAAGTAATAGCAGCTTTAACATTAGTAACAACTAATGGCATTCCTTTAGCTGCTCTCATTACACCATCTGGACCTCTTACTGGTAATGCTTTTCCAGTTATAGGATCCAAACCTAGCATCTTATAGAAACCACCACTAAAACCTTTGAACCATGTGTTCATTTTACTTGTTAGCTGTGCAGTAAGTGGAACAGCTAATCTTCTTTGACCAGGGGCTCCGCCTATACGTTCTCCAGCTGGTCCTAATCTTGGATCAAGTCCTAGCTTACGAAAAAACTGTGCTCTAATATTAATAAACTTTTGATTGAGTGCTTTAGACCAACCGCCGAATGAATCAAGACTTTTAAGTGCTTTCAGTTCCCATCCTCTAAGGCCCATTGTAGCCGCAGTGATAGCAGCGAGACCTGCTGTAATAGTTCCGAGTCCAGCTGCTAAACCACCGAAACCTGCCATAGTGGCGAGACCGCCCATGCCGCCCGAACCATTTCTTGAACTACTATAACTCTGACCAGCTGCTCGGTTTGTACGACTTGCTTCTCGCGCATTCTCAGCTGCGTCAAGACGCCCACGTTCTATACTCTTAATAAACTTATTAAGTGCATCAGTGGTTTTTCTTTGGTCCTGATTACCCTCTTCCAACTTCTTAACTACATCATTAAGTGTTAGAACTGCTCTTGTTCTGGATGCCATTTAGTTTCCTTATCAGTTTAACGGTTTCTAGCCGCCTGCTGCTCTTCTTGTAATTTCTTTTCCTTCAAGTGTTCAATTAAGAAAGTCATATATACTTCTTTCTCCCATGGTATAAGTCCGTCTATCTCAGTCAATGAATAATTATAATGATGTATTAAAGAAAAGTTTGTTTCATAATAATTTGATATATTGTTATGAGATAGACTTATTAGAAAAAATTTTGCATACCCTCCAGTGTATGCTCATTCTTATGGCCACAACTCTGGCACTCAAACTCTGCTTTATAAGTCATCTTTGGCATCTGTTCAACCCATTCTTGAATCTTTATAAACTGTGTGTTATTCATTGATTCAATAAATGCATTAATAGTTTCTACCGACTCGTGTTGAAATTCAATTCTTTCTTCATCAGTAATCAAAGTTTTTAATGAACTTCTAATAAGACCGAAAGCCTGTTCAGTAGAACTCTCCTCACCAACATCTTTCATAACTTGCATGACTTTAGTAAATGTAGGATATTCCATTTCAATAGAAATATTTTCATTTAATTTTATAGTCTTTTCATTATTATCCGTTTTTACATTATCAACCACAATAGTATCAAGAGGTATATTGTATTCAGTGGCATGCTTACAATCATTTGAGTTGCAAGATATATTTACCTTTGCTGTTTCCCCTACTGACTTTGCTCTCAGTTGAGTAAAGAGATATTCAATATCAAAAGTTGCAAGTGACTGAACATTTAAATCATCTTGAACGCACGCTTCGATAGTATCAATAACAGAGTTAAGAATTAATGCTGGGTCATTCGTTTCAATTGCCAACATCAATACCTTTTCTTCTTTAACTAGGAAAGGCCTAAACTTAATCGCTTTCCCTGTTGATGGTACTGTTAGTTCATATCTTGGTGAGTCATTTAGTTTTGGTAGTGCCATAATTTACTCCACTTAGTGTTAAAATAATCTGCTAGCTATTCCACCGATGGCTGCAGATAATAATGTATCTTTAATAGAACTTGACCCATCATTAGGAAAAGAACTTGTCCAGTGATCATAAGAAAACTGTATGTTTAATTGTTGCTGGCCTTCACCAGTATTACTTAGCTGTATTGGATTCATAGTTGTCGGGAATGCATTATGTAAAGTACATTCGTAAACAATTTTATCTTTAGCCATAAAATTTAAATCTAACTCGCCTTGAGCAAAGTCAAATGGTCCGATTTTTGGTAATCTATTCTGTATCTCTGATGGTAATTTAGGTACAGGAAATGCCTTCTTATATACTGGGATGCCTATACCTTTTTTCAGTTGTCTTATCTTTACTTGTCTTGCGTATCCATCGTTTCCACTCGTACCCTTTTTAAACATAACCTCATGAGTTATATCATCTCTCACTGTTGCTCTCATCCAATTTTCAAAGTATTTTTTTATCTGATAGTTATTAAGATTTAAAAATGTCGCTGATACATCTTCTTGCATATAACCATAAGCAACCTTTTTTGTTCTTAAACCTTCTTGCCTAATCTGTGTTGTAATCTGTTGGCCAGGTAATTGTATATCGGTACAAAGCATATCTAATTCTCTACCTCTGGCTGATGAGCCAAATCCTTCAGGTAATGTTACCCAATATAAATTGCTTTGTGCAAGTCCGCCACCTTTTGACACTTGCGCTTTAAAGTCATCTATGCTAAACATTAGATCATGCCTCTTGATTGTTTGTAAACGTAACCAGCTTTTTGTTTTTTCCACTGAGCAGTCGGAAGAAATGTAGCAATCTCCCAATCGTTGGCGGGTACTTTAGCAAAGCGTGACTTTACGTGTGGTGTTAAATAATGTTTGAAGCACGGAGCAAATAGTCTAAACTTTGATGAACTCTTGATTAAGTCATAGCTCAATTTTAACCTAGTTGTATCGTTGTACTTATCGTTTGATTTTATTTCCAGAAGTTGATTTAAAAACTGTGCTCTCAGTATTGGTGGTAGGTAATGTAAGTTAAGACCATAGAATCCGCCTTTGGCCTTTTCAACCATAAAGATTAGAGGAAACGCATCATAGTACGGGAGTTTCTCTTTATGCTTTGGATCATAAAAGAACATATACATATGACCGACATAAGATCGGCCCTTTGTCTGTATATTATCCTCTTTCATTAATGCTGCCGGATTAACTCTTGTCAACTTTTGCGCCTGCTTGCGAAACCACTCCCTGGACTCTGGTGTCCTAGGATTGATACCTGCTTTAAATGCAGCTGTGTTTATCTTTTTAAATATTTGGCTCATAATTCTATTTATATCACTTGCTAGATTTTTTTCTGGAATAAGGCTTCAAAGGTTTTGTACTTTTTGGTTTTATACCCATATCATGTAATGTGTGCTCTGTCCATATCTGAAAGTCCCAGTTTCTGTCTTTAGCAAACTTGTTAGCTGCTTCCCATTTGTTCATATTCTTCACATAAGTAAGACCTTCTGATATATATTTTTTGGTTCTTTTTGCGCCTGTAGGTGGTCGAGTTTCTTTATCAGGTTTTATTTCAACTAGAATAGTCTTACCATCTTTAAATGTAATCTTTAGATCAATAAAATATCTATGGTATTTTTTATCCACTTCATAGAAATATGGAACAACTGTCTCTTCTGAAGACCAGCCTTTTATATCTTTGTTTAGATCACACCACTTGAAACAATGTCTTTCCCATAAAGAACGATATACAATCTTTGTATAATCACCTCTATATTTATTAACATTTTTAGGTTTAAATTTTCCAGAATAAGCCATTATATCTCTTATAAATAATATTACTATTATATATTTAGAGGGATCATAAACATGAAACGAGGCGAAATTACTGAGGGCGTAGCTGTCTATTCCTTTCCTTCAGATATTGCACCTATGTGGGCTGAACCAGGTAGTAGAACAGAATATGATGATCCTAGTCAACGCTCGGTAACTGCACAACTTAGAATCCGTCCTATTATGAATAAGTATCTTACTGCGGCAGATTTTGCTTCAGCTGGTGGGGCAATTAAAGGTAAGACTGATGGAAGTGCAAATGCTCGTGGAGTTTTTGATAATGCAGCAGCCATAGCCGATGATAAAGCAGATACAGAGGGCGGTGGTCAACAACACGGACCATCCATTGATTATGGGGTACAAACGGATTTACAGACTATTAAAAGATCAAATGATAAAGCAGATGGTGATTGGCAAATAAACTTATATTTACCTCAAGGTATTCCTTTCAGAGGTGAAGTATCTTATCAAAGTATCGACCTTGGTGTACTTGGTGCTACTGCAGCAAATGCTATCGCAGCAGGTTCTAGTATAAAGGATACAGGTACTAAATTAATTAAAGAAGAAGGTGGTAGAATCATTGATTCTTTATTAGGTAGTTTAACAGGAGAAGCAGCTTCACTAGCAGCTTTAAGATTAGCAAATAAAGCTGGATCTGAAATCGGTGGAATTGTAGCATCAGCTACTGGTGTTCAAACTAATCCAAACTCAAGAACTCTTTTTCAATCTGTGCCAATAAGAGGTTTTACTTTTAACTTTAAAATGATTCCAGAAAGTGAAAGAGAGCATAAAACAATTGTAAAAATTATTCAACTGCTCAGAGAAGAAATGTATCCAGATGAAATCGGTATCGACGAACTAGCTGTTGGTTATAGATTTCCTAATAGAGTTGAAGTTGAAATGTTACACGTCAATGATTCAAAGAGACCTGAAGCGGACGGACTTCTTGAAGACCCTCATGTAATTTATCATAAACTATTACCATGTTATATCAGAGACTGTAGTGTTGTTTATAATAGTCAAGGAATGGGTTATCACCCAGGAGGCAAATTTACAGATGTGGATATGTCTATAACCTTAATGGAGGAAAGACCTCTTAATAAATCAGATATTAAGGACAATTACTAATGTCATATTTTGCTTCCTTTCCACAAACATTCTATAAATTTGGTTCAAATGAACCTTCTGTTCTTTTTCAATCAATAAATTCATATGTATCCATACTTGAAGATGTAGCAGAAGATGTTAATTACTATACAAAACAACAAATCTTGCCAGGTGAAAGACCAGATCAACTTTCTTACAGAATATATGGAGATGATCAATTTTACTGGACTTTTTATGTAATGAATAAAAAGGTTAGAGAAAGTGGATGGCCTTTACATCCGCAAACATTATATGATGAATCTTTGAAGCGGTATCCTCATAGAACAGTTGTAACTACAGAAAATATCTCTACGTCACATTTTGTTAGAGGTGCAATAGTCACAGGTAGTTCAAGTGGTACAATAGGAAAAATTATTGAGAGAAACTTAGAACTCGGTCAATTGGTTATTCAGCCTACTGTTAAGGATGCTAAATTCTCAGCAGGTGAAGTTATTACAACTGTAAAAGATGGAGCAGTATTTGAATTTGTAGCATCAGCAGAAAGTGCTCAAATAGATTCAGTACATCACTATGAGAATGCTGCAAAAGACTGGGTTGATATTAATCCTTATAATCCTTCTGTAAGTGGTCTGACTCCAGTAACAACCTTTAATAGATTTGAATTAAAAAATGATGATCTATCTTTTATTAAATGTTTGACTCCAAGTAATGTAGTTAATATTTCAAATCGGTTTAGAAAAGCAATGCGAGATGAAAGTTAATGTCTGGTCTTGAGTCCCAATTTCAGCTTAACTCTGTTGTTATGTATAAGAATACTGGCAGAGAAACCTTAACTATTACTGCTACAGTATTAGAACTTGAGTTGCATGAATCATTAGATCAACCTTTTCTAACAGGATTAATTGCCGTATCTGATGCTGAAGGTAAGATTGCTAATTTTGGTTTAAGTGGAACAGAATTTTTAGAGTTTACATTAACGAACATTCAGTTTGAAGTTTCTATTACAAAAAGATTTGTTATATCATCTACTGAAATAAAAGTGTCCAGTAATGAAATGTCGGAATTTTATGTATTAAATTTAATGGAAGAGCATGCGGTAGTTAGCTCACTTTCTGTATTTTCAAAATCATACACCGGTACTCCAGATCAAATTATAAAAAGAATTGTGACAGGAAAACTTAACAAGCAGCTTCTGATAGGAAACCTTAAACCCATTCAAGATCCTATAACTGTAGTCACACCTTATATTACTGCACTAGATGCAATTGCTTGGATTAATAATAGAGCAACTACACTAGATGGTCATCCATATTTTGTTTATAGTACAATAAAAGATGATTTCATTAGAATGAGATGTATAGATGAAATGGCTGCTGATGAATCATTTAATAAACAGCCTTTTACTTATGGTACTGCTGCATCAGTTGCTGGACAATTAGTAAAATCATTACATGCTATTAAAACGATGGATATTGGTGGCAGTAATGACTTAATGACAAAAGCGGTTAACGGTGGTTTAGCAGTTAAATATGAAGCTATGGATATTGTCACTGGTAACAGAGCAAGAAGAAAAAATATAAAACCTACCAATATGGGAAAAGAATTAACATCGGCAATATTTAAGGATAGACGTGTCTTCGATTCTATGAATCAAATAATCTTTGATTTCCAAAATCCTAGTTATGAAACTTCTTCCAGTTATGGCGGAGGCAATATTGATACTTTATCAACTAAAATGAAACGTGTTCAGACCGCTGCTAGATATAATGAGAATAAAATAGGATTCACTATGAATGGAGCCGTATGGATGGCTAATGATAAAGCAAGAGTTGGAATGCCTATGGATATTCGTACAGTAGAATTGGATGGTGCTTTACTATTAAAAGAGGATAAACAGAAGAGCGGTAAATTTGTTGTAACATATGTTTGCCATAGATTTAGTAATAATAAACACGAAGTTGATGTAATAGGAATTAGACCATGAGTTTTTACGGTGATTCAATGCGTTGGTGGGTAGGTAGAGTTATATCTGTTAAAGATCCTCTCAAAGTCGGCAGAGTGCGTGTTAGAATTTATGGTGTGCACAATGATGATATTGCAGAAGTACCTGAACGTGATCTCCCTTGGGCAAGTGTGTTACTACCTACTACCGAAGCTGGAGTATCTGGCATAGGAAGATCAACTGGTATTAAAGCCGGGGCCCAAGTTATGGGTTTCTTTATGGATGGCGGATTTAGTCAACAGCCCATAGTTTGGGGTTCTATTCCAAGAATGGAAAAAGTTGATAAACATGGACCTCATGCTACAAGTTCAAGTTCAAGTGGTAATGAAATAGATGATCCTACTATTCCTAAAAATGAAAGACGATCTGCTGGCCGCACTCCAGAAGTCCGTATATCAGGAACATTACCAGATATGAGTGCAGCAGTTGGATCTAATAATACAGAAAAAGCATTTAACTTTTTAGTCGGAAATGGTTTTACACAAAAACAATCAGCTGCAATATGTGGTAACTTTATTCAGGAGTCAGGAATGAATCCAGACATTGAATCTTCCTTTCCAGGTGAAGAATCATTTGGAATAGCACAATGGAATCCTGCGGCAAAGCGACGGCAGCAATTAGAAAGTTATGCAGCGCAAAGAGAGTTATCATATAAAAGATTAGAAACACAACTAGAATTTTTTCTGTGGGATTTTTCAGAAAATAGTCCTAAGTTTTTTGCATATAATAGATTTAAACAAACAGTAACAATAAATGCAGCAAGTGATTTATTTTGTGATAAGTATGAAAGACCACATAAAGATTATGCTCATAAAGCTGCTAGAAGAAAAAATGCTCGTCAAGTATTTGAAGCATATGGAAGTGACACATGACCACTATTAATACTTTAAAAGCAAAATTTAGTACAGCATTAAAAAATGCTAATCCAGGACAGATATCGGAAAAACTTAAAGCAGCTACATCACAGGCCGAAGCAAAGTTTACTAGCGGAATGGTTGATGCTGGAAGTATTAAGTCTGGCATTAAAACTCTATCACAAGCAACCGATGATATTAATGATATAACAGCCGACGCTGTAGATTCCATTGCTGAAATTACTGGAGACGTTCCCGGACTAGCAGAAGATTTAATACAAAACATTGATGAAAATTCTAGCACATTGGCTTCAGCAATTGGTGCAGGTGAAGAAGTATTAAATGGCAAACTTGATATGATTATCTCATCAGCCTCTCCAGAAGCAATTGCAAGATCACTTAAAGAAGTGACTGGAAAATCAGCTAGTGAAATACAAGGAGCATTAAAAGATATTGCTCCAGCTGGAGCACTTGAGGGGTTAGATAAAATTGATGATGCCATCGGAAAAGGTATTGCTGGAGCAAGTAAATTTACAGATGCTTTAAATGGCTTTAAAAAGAATTTTACAGATCTAGTACCTGACTTAACTGGAGGCATAATAACTGATGTTATTATGAATTTAAATGGTAGTATCAACTCAGCAATTAGAAATGTTATTCCAGATTTTTCCAAAGTACCTTTTGCTGAAAAAGAACTATTAGGATTTTTAGCATCAGGCAAGAAAATAGATGCTGCAAATTTAATAAGAGAAAGTTTTTCTGGTACAGAAGCAGAACTAGAAAAATTCATAAATGGAATTAAATTATCTCCACCTGATGCAATTGAAGTAGAAAGAAATCCAGCAGTTGGTACAAAAAGTACACAAGCATATATAATTGGTTCTAATAATAAACAATGGAAAGGCTCTGGTACAAATCATAAAGAGGATAAAACACAATTTACAACTATTGATTCTTCTGTAGAATTGGAGTTAGAGTTAAGAACGGCCAAAAGAGAAATTACTGAAGTTGTTGCACACTGGTCAGATACTTTTACTAATCAAGATATAGGATCAGTTGAAATTCATAAATGGCACGAAGATGATGATGGTATACCTTATCACTTAATTATTAGGCGTGATGGAACTTTACAAAGAGGACTTCCTCTGGATAGAGTTGGTTCACACGTAGCAAAAATGCAAAAACCAAATGAAATACCAAATTCTGATAAACAAACTTGGACTGATGCTGAAGAAAAAAATGTTGACGCATTTAGAGAATTTAATGAGTCAATCGGCGGTGGTCTTGCTCGTATGAAAATGACTGTTGGCGAAAGAGAATATGCACTATATAAAGGTTATATTAAGAGAGATGATAAAAATGTAGATGCTCAAAAAGCTGCGGCTAGTTTAACAAAAGATTCACCTGAATCAATTAAAAACCAAGTTATATTAGAAACTCATAATAATCACTCAATAGGAATTTGTTTCATTGCAGGATATAATTGTCCAACAGGAACCCAAATGTCGCAACTAGCAAGAGGTTCAGATTCTATAACTCAAGCACAAATGAAAAAGTTTAGATCAGTTATGGAAGTATTCTATAATGTTGTTGGTGCTGGTCAAGCATTCGGTCACGCTGACTTAGATCACTCTATGATGGATCCTGGATTTGATGTACAGGAATATGTATTATCAGAATTTGACAAAACTAATATTAATAAAGATGGTACGACAAAAGCACTATCTTACGAAGAAATAATTAATTACGATGGATGGTACGAATGAGCAATCAAGATTTATACGAAGAAAGAGTNAAGAAAGAAGGTAAAGGTAATGCCGATACGGTTGGTGTATCAGGTGATTCTTTTGAAGATCCTTCTGGAGAATACCCAAAGGATTCTTATAAAGATCAGTCTAGTGTTAATAAAAATAGAGTAACTGGTAAACAATTTGGTATTGTAACTGGATCTGGACTAGAGGAAGATAACTCGTCTGGTTCTTCCTATGAAGAAGCAGATATAAAAGAAACTGGCTGCGGCCATGTTCTAGCATTTGATGATACAGGTGGATCTGAAAGAATTACAATTCTACACGGTACTACAAAGTCTGGTTTGGAATTTAGAGCCAACGGCAATATGATTATTTTTACCAAAGAAAATAAAATTGAAGTCGTTAATGGTACATCAGAAATTATTGTTAGAGGCGATGCTAATATTAGTTATGAAGGTAATTGTACTCTCAATGTATCAGGTGATTATGAAGTCAATTGTAATAACTATATTGTAAATGCTAAAGGTGATAAAAGAGAAACGATTGACGGTTCTTCAAGAAGTAAAGTTTTTGGGAATGTCGGTTATACAGTTTCTGGTAGTTTCTCTCAGACTGTAGGCGGAAGTAGTGTATTCACAAATCTGGGTAACGTGACTACCGCTACTAAAGGAGATGTTAATAGCACTACTGAAGGCGATGTGCAAGTAACATCATCTGGAAAATTAACTCAGACAGCTCAGGTTGAGATGAATCTTACTTCTCCGAAAATGCATCAAGCAGCTGATAAAATATTTATTGCAGGTGGTTTGGGAAGTACAATTGGTGGTGAGAACGTCATGATGTACTGTAAAAATATTTACGGCACTTCTGGTAATTTCTCAGACGGATTTACAGCGCCAACTTTCCATGGCGATCTAAAAGGATTAGCTGTTCAGTCCATGAGGTCTGATATCACAAACTCTCAAGACTATCCCGATCCAGATACACACCCAGGTGGTCCAGGTAACCAGGGACAATTGCGAGAATATGCTATAGTAGATACCGCTGTCAATACAGATGCTACAGTTGAAATGACTTCAGCACTTGTTACAGATTGGTTGAAATCAGATAGAGGCGTTAGAAAACCTAAGATTGATGTTGATAACTTCTTACAGGAGACTATGAGAAAAAGAAAATATACAGTCAAAGATGTTAGATCAAAGATGCGTGATAAGGTAAACTCAGACAATCCCGAATGGACTACCGAGCAAGCAGGTAAGGGTGTTCTATCAGAGACTCATAGTGAAAAAACTCCACCAGCTGGAACAGCAAGAGTTAGGGATGCTGGACCAACTGATATTTCTGTTGAGTCATTTGAAGGTACAAGAAACAACGCAAAAAATAAAACTATCAAGCTTGAAAAGATACAAACTGATATTCAGATAATACCTAGTAAAGAAATCCTTATAGGACTTAAAAAACCTATTACATCCAAAACACTTGTAACAAATAAAATACCTTTAGCAAAATTCTTATATGCTAATGATTCAGGTAGATTTGATTCTCTTCCAGAAGATGTTAAGAAACAGTTGGTTAGAAACTATATTGCTCATGGGCAATTATATAAACAACTACTTTCGGTAGAAGGCAAGTGGGCTAAACATAGACTTGAAGTTGTAGAAGGTTTCCATGCTGTTGAGAAATATGGACAAACAGGTGATGGAACAGCAGAGACTTTAACAGCTGATAGCATTTTAGAAAAGAGAACTAAAGGTCAAGCAGTTGTATATGAATTAATTGGGCCAAATGGTAAAACAGACAGAGATGGATCTTTTGAATTAGTAGATCATTGGAAACAATTTGGTATGTTTGATAAAATCACTTTGGACTATGATACTTATGATAAAGATGAAGAACTTAATGTTCAAATTGTAGTGGAAGTACCAGATATACCTGAATCATTTAAAGTGACATACAAAGGTGAAATAGGAACCAACTTTAATAATTCTGTACAATCAACAGGTTCTGTAGTTGAGATATTATCTCCAGCTGATGAACCAGAAGCAGTTGAACTTAAAGATAAAAATGTTCCAACTACTAAAGCACTAGAAAAAAAGTTTACACCACCTGCTACAACTGGTAAAACTTTTGATCACCTGCCAGACTTATATCACGCTGTTGGTGCATATGATTATCCAGTTGGCACAGTATTAACTTTTTATGATAGTTGGCAACATCAGACAGCTATTGATAATCAGAAAATTGCAGGCTTGAAAGGCTTAATAAACCCAAAGGATTATGTACCAGTTAGAATGGTTGTATGGGGAGCACAGGGTCAAAGTGGAACAAAGAAAGATGGATCATATTATGCTCCAGCATATATAGATGATCCTAAAAATAACCCAGCATTCGGCAGACATGGTGAAGATACAAAATCTATTCATAATTTAAATCTAAAACAAAATGGATTTTCAGTAGATTATAAACACCCATCTGGTTCAAAGAAAATATACAGTACTTATCAATGGATTGAAGATAGCTTCTTCTGATAAGTATAAATAAATATAAATTAGGGTAAATAAATGGCAAGAATATTATCAACCGAAGATGGCAATACTAATGTAACATCTATAACTGTTGCTAGACAAAAAGTGTTTAGTGATATAGACTTGTCATTTGAAAATAAATCTGCTGGTGATATTTTTAAAAAGACCGATGCTGCATCGGTTAAACAAAGTGTACTAAATATAGTTAGTACAAATAAACTTGAAAAACCTTTTGAGTCCGATTATGGTGCTAATTTAAGAGCACTATTATTTGAGGGTGCTCATGGTACTTTAGGTTATGAGATTAAAAAAGAAATTCGCAGTGTAATTTATGTGTATGAACCAAGAGCAGAAATTGATGATATACAAGTAAGATTAATGGCGGATAATAATTCACTCCACGTGACACTAACATTTCGGGTAGTTAATCAACCAGAAATACAAACAGTAACCACATATGTTTCGAGGCTCAGATAATGGCAACAACAATATCATCCACCGCACTTGATTTTACAAGTATAAAAAATAATTTAAAAACTTTTCTTGCAGCAAAGAGTGAGTATGCAGATTATAATTTTGAGGGTTCTGGTCTAAGTAATATTCTTGATGTGTTAGCATATAATACACATTATAACGGTCTTGTTACAAACTTTGCTCTAAACGAATCTTATCTCAGTACAGCTCAATTACGTTCCTCAGTTGTATCACTAGCTGAAGGTATTGGTTATGTACCAAGATCCAAACAGGGTGCTATTGCTCAGGTAAATCTTTCTGTCAATACAGGCGATCTTGTTGGAAGACCTGTTCAATTACAAATTTCAAAAGGTACCAAATTTACATCAGATGTTGATGGAATAACTTATACATTTCAAACGAGAGCAGATGCTGTAGCAACTGATAATGGTTTTGGGTTATATTCTTTTAAAGTAAATGAAGTTGAAGATATTATTATACAAGAAGGTGAAAGTCAAACAAAAACTTTTTATATCGGAGCTGATAGTATTGATAATGTTTATATTATCCCTGATGTTGAAATGGATATAACTTCAGCAGAGGTTAGAGTTTATGAAACTGTTTCATCTGAAGTATTCTCAATTTATACAAATATTAAAGATGCTACAACTTTCAGTTCGGCATCGACATTATATATTCTTAAAGAATCACCCAATAAATTCTTTGAGTTAACATTTGGAGATAATGTTACACTTGGTAAATCTCCAGTTGCTGGTAATAAAGTTGAAGTAGTATATTTAAGAACTAAAGGTAGTGTTGCAAATGGAGCAACTGTTTTTAGTCCATCAAGTCAGGTAACAGTAGGTGTTGATAACTTTCCAATTACAGTAACCACTGTGATAAACTCTTATAACGGTTCTGAAAAAGAATCAACCGAGTCAATTAGAAAAAATGCTCCGTTTCAATATGCAACACAAAATAGAATGGTAACTGCAGATGATTATTCTTCTTTAGTACAGAGAAATTTTGGTTCACTCATTACTGATATTAAAGCCTTTGGTGGTGAAGATGCACTCTTACCTCAATACGGCTGTGTATTCCTATCTATTGTTTTTAATGATAATATTACAACTGCTCAAATAAATGCAACAAAGCAGTCTATAGTAGAGTTAGCAGATCAGCTATCTATAGTAGGTTTCGATTTAAAATTTGAAGATCCTATTCAGACGTTCGTTGAAACACAAGTGTATTTCCAATTTAATCCTAAACTTTCACCTAAAGCGCTTAACACAATTAGCGAAGAAGTGCAAACAGCTGTTACTGGTTACTTCACAGGTGCTGTTGGTAAATTTGGCCAATCATTTAGAAGATCAAATATGTTAGCACTTATTGACGATGTAGATCCAGCTGTTCTTTCGTCTCGTGCAGATATTTTGGTGCAGCATAGATTTACACCAACTCTAAATAAAGTTGAAGATCATAAACTTAGGTATCCAGTATCTATTGATTCTCCAGATGATAAATTATTTAAAGTTACATCAACAGTATTTAACTATGCAGGCATAACAAGTAGAATTAAAAATAAACTTTCTTCTAATACTTTACAGGTTGTTGCACTTATAGATGAAACAGTACAAAATGATAACATTGGATCTTATGATCCAACCTCTGGCATTGTTGATATTGTTGCACTAAAAGTTGATGGTTTAATATCAGGTGATGACTTTATTAAAATGTCTATTGTTCCAGCTAATCAGTCGGCTATCTCTCCAGTTAGAAATGATATATTGAGCTATGATTTAGCTACATCATTCTCATCTGGTATCATTGTAACATCAACATAAGAAACTGAAACATGAGTAGTAAAGATAAAACATTAACGGATAATAACCGAAGAGAAATAAATTTACAGGATTATCATCCAGTAAAAGAAATCTTGCCAAGTTATTTTCAAGATCAGTATCCTAAGTTTATTAAATTCCTAGAAAATTACTATGACTTTATGGATAGTGATCAGAGTCCTAGTAAACTGATAGATGATTTATTTTTATCCAGAGATATTACAGCTGTTGATTTAGAACTCTTAAACTTTATTGAAGATGAACTTTTACTTGGTACTCAATACTTTGAAGGGTTTACTAATAAAAGAGCAGCAGCAAAATATTCAAATACTCTTTATAGATCAAAAGGTTCTCTTTATAGTATACAACAATTTTTTAGAACATTCTTTTCAATATCTCCTGATGTGGTATATACAAAGAAGAATATATTTGAAATTGGTGTATCTGAAATTGGACCTGAATCACTAAGATATATTACTGATAATAAACTTTATCAAAAATATGCAATCTTAATTAAAGCTGCTATTCCTATTAATGAGTGGCTAGATGCTTATAAACTATTTGTACATCCATCTGGTATGTATATCGGTGGTGAAGTTCAAATTTTATCTAATAATACTTCACCTAGTACAAGTATGCCAATTGCAGTTATTGATGAAACGGCGCAAGGTCTAGTCATTCAAGGCGAAGCAGGTGTCACCTTTATTACTGTCCCAGAAATTGTAGGCAATAGCTTAAATGATTCTGGCAATAATATAGTGACTGATCTAAATAATATGATTCTACATTATCAGCACATGTCAATTGCAGAGTTACATAATAATTTTGATGATCTTTCATCATTAGTTAAAATGAATTCAATGACTATGGATAATAATAGTAAACCTACAATGGATATGATAGGATATGAACCATTTAACTGGACCAACAGTTCAACCTCATTCGACTACCCGTCCCTCTTCGGCGATCTTTTAGCCCTCGCCAATGGCCTGTCGAGTCCTAGATTGGTACCCCTATATGATAGTATCATACCCGGTACTAACCGAAAATACGGTGATATAAACGGGGATAGTGATATTTCTTCGGTGGATTATCAACTTCTGAGAAGCTATGGTCAACAGTATATAAATAATACATTAAGAGCACCTACTTATAAACCTACTTTTGTACCAGGTGACGATGAGTACCATATTGAGGAAGTATTACTACCCGCAATCGCTAAAGAACTGGGCATTGACCCAGAAAGAAAATCTTTTATCAATTTTGCTGATGATAAATTAGTTTTTAACTCCCCGGATTCAGCATAAAAACTATATAAATATAATTAACTCTAACAACT